TAGTTCAGTTTACTGCAAAAGTTTGGTTTAGATGTGTGCCATCTTTTTCCATACAAATTGATTGCATATTGCTTAACATTTATTTTCTGTTGTACTGATAGGTTTGACCAATTATAGTTTTTCATACTGCAAACATAAAATGCATTGTTGCACATTTGCTGCACACATTTTTCCCGCTCGAGATTTTTTTTTCGGGGGTAATTTGATGAAGTTTGACGTGATCTCGACAATGTGTATTAAAATGTTGATTTTCTTTACATTACATCTGCGTTATGTATAAAAAATCAGATAAACTATACACAATCATTTTGGGGTGACCTTATAGAATTACTATAGGGAAGTATACAACTCTCTAATAAGATAATTATAGATTCTTCTCAACTGCATTCGTCCGTATATTGTCACGTTGTATTGTTGTTTGGTATACTTACCTCGTTTTGTTTGACGTTCTATAAAACCCTCGTTCAAAAGTTTCTTGTGTTCTCTATAGAATTGATGTGGATTTGTAGACTTAACCAATTCCATTTTGTCTAGTAGTTTTAATGTTGGCTTAATCTCATAGTATGTGAAATCTGAACAGCATTCAGACTCTACTATTCCGACCGCTAAGAAGATGTAAATTGTCTTAGGTGTGAAGTCATTGTCAAGACTCTTTAAGTACTTGTGTATAGACTTCTGATGGCTAAACAACTCTCGTAATTTGTTACCGACTTTCATGTGTTAATTGTTTTTAATTGGTTTGCTTCATTGTATTACTCCATCTCTTTAAGGACGTTGAAATTATTTCATTGGGGCTTATATTGTTTCATTGTTTCCCTTTTTCCTATGCTTTAGGACAAAAATCGTCCAAAACTCTGGTCATGTACTATGTATTGTACTGATTATGAACGTGTTATAGGTATAGTTGCTAGTCCTAAGTGGACTAAATCCCATTTCAGAAACCTTTTTTTGCACCCTACCCACTTGCCAAAATCCACTTCCCTTTTTGCGATCGATACACCATTGTATATGTATTAACCCACAAAAACATCTACAATGACATTCTGAGCAAATATAAGCAACTTTAATGTAATTTATATGGTAATATTCCGGAGCGTTTTTTATAGTGCCTTAGAACCTTTAAAAAAGAAATGCAACTTCTAAAAAGATGTATTATATTAATTTAATTTATAATACTAGTATATTATATATTATATATATATATTATATATTATATAGGCTAGCCATTTTGTCTACCTAGGCTAGACAGTATGTCCATCAGTTGATATCTCTGTTGATTTCTTGTCCTACATTTTAAGTGAACAATCGTTCATAATATTTATATTGCAACCAGATGAATATGATTGGTCAAAAAATAGCGGTTAAGATCACAAAGAAATATAACGATGAAGTTGAGTTTTCTACAGGAAAACTTTATTTAGATGTTACTTGGAGTCCAGAAGAGCACGTTACCATATGCGGAAGTGTCGTGGCTTTACCTAGAGGGAAATGGTGTAAAAATACAAGAGGACAGTTTTTGAAACAAGAGTTGCAGACAGGCGATTTAGTCTACTTCAACTACTTAACAGTGCAGGAGGACAATCTAGTATTTGGCGAAAAGGACATTTATCTTGTTGACTTAGAAGAGTGCTTCTGCTTTTTGAGAGGGGGAAGTTTAACTGCTATTTCCAATCATGTTTTAATTGAACCCATTATGATCGAGGAGATGGTAGGTTCTATTTACATTGGGGTACCCACTCGGAGCGAAGAAGAGGGTAACTTAAGGTTCATAGGTACACCCATATCTGGCGAGGATGATTTGGGGTTAGTTAACGGTGACACTGTACGATTTCATGAAAGGAATGCATTTCTTAATACGATCGAGGGTAAGGATTATTATGTAATGAAACAAGACGATATATTAGGAAAGATTCTAAATGGAGGAAATCTATAAAATACCACAGTGTATTTTTGAACACGCAAGATTATATGTTGACACAAGAGTCATGGCAAATCGTGACCACTACAAAAAACTTTATTGGAAGTCTAGAAGTTACAAGTACAAGCACCCTATATTATTTGATGAACCTGTAGATAATGAGTTCTACACAGACTTCAAAGGTATATTGGGTGAACTTTTAGTAAGGCATCATTTTGATTTAAAAGGGGTTAATTATACTACCTCAGCATTCGTAAAAGAGAAGGGTGTAAGTGATCCAGATTTAATTGTTGATGGAAAAAGGATTGATGTAAAGGGTTGTGAGAGATCTTTGAAGGTGAATATGTTTACCATAGATAAGTTAGATGTTGATTATGTCTTATTTGTTTTGTTTTTATCAGACCACAGATACATTTTATTGAGGTTTAAAAAGGATAAAATTAAGGATTGGAATGTGGTTACAATCAATGATAGAAATAAATATTACGAGTACAAGATTGATAAGCGACAGTATAGATATGTCACCCCCGATTTAGCAACAACAGAAAATCAAATAATATGATAGAAGCACTAGGATGGATTATGGTAGCCATGATCGTAGCAGGTTTAGGAAAACAAATTGGTAAAATATTATTTCCAGATGACTGGAAGGATAAATATTAGATATGTTAGAAAGAATTTTAGAGAACTATATTGACGAAGAAATACTAATCGCTGACGGTTTTGACGATGCTGTGATAGGTATTGAACAAAACTCTATGAGACTTATTTATTCAGTTCATTTATGTATTGAGATACTTAAAGATGAAATGAATGAGATAGATGCGATGGAACACTTTACATACAATGTAAGTGGAGGTTATGTGGGTGAAAAAACCCCTATATGGTGTTGGGATATATAAATACCCCCAAATAAAAATTTTTGAAAATGAGTAGACTAGAAAGAAAGCCAGAGGAAACATTAAAAGAGTGGGTAACAAGAATTAGTAAAAAGAAAAAGGTTTACACCCTAAAGGACGCAGACATACTTCTGTTGACTATGATAGCAGCAGTTGTGATTTGTGTTACAATTATAGAGATCGTGAACTCATGAAAAACCACACTAAAGTATATCACGAAGCGTTTTGTATTGATCCAGGAGAATGGATTGGATGTGAGGTTTGTGATAGAACTGCTGTAGACATTCATCATATAAACCCCAGAGGTATGGGAGGTTCAAATAAAAAGGACACCCCAGAAAACCTACAAGCGTTGTGTAGAGAATGTCATAGTTACTTTGGAGATAAAAAACAATTTAAACGAATGCTAACAACTATGCATCATGAAAGACTCAAGCAAATCTATAAAGCCTGGAACACAAATTAAAATGTCTGTTCCTAAAATGACTAAGGAAGAAATATTAAATAAAATATTGAAACTGAAGTTAGAACACCCATATCACCCAAGCATACCAGGGTTACAAGTCTTATTAGATGAATTATAGATTACTTACTGCTCGCTCAATCTTGTCGATCACAGTAATTTTAACACCATAAAGTTCAGGTGCATTTGAATTTTCTAAAGCAGCCAGTACATCTAATAGTACTTCTATTTTTCTTATTGCTAATACGTCAACGGTTTGTTGATCTGTTATAGAGACTATTTGATCTGCCATATTATTTATTTTTAATTTTCTTTATTTGTTTGATCATTTCTTTTGAGGGTCCTTTTTTAGGATTCTTTACGTTTCGTATATTATCCCATAATCCTCTCTTAGAGTAACTACCGTCTTTACGTTTTATCATTTTACTCATAACTAATAATTTTAATTACCAGAATCAATTCCCTTGTCTACTACTTCTAGTATATGTCTGAATGTTCCTTTTTCTTGTTCTCCAGTTACATCGGTTCCATTTATTAAAAGTCTGAAATGATCCTTTTTTTCCGTTTTTCTTAATTCTACAGTGTTGCTCATAATTATTTGTTGTTTGTTTTTTTTAGTCTGCTTTTTTCTTTTCTGCTCTTGTTTATTTTTGATGGTTCAAAACCAACAATTTTACCATTTTTATGAGATGCATCTAAACCATCCCCATTACCGTAAGTACCTCTATCTCTATTGTACTTTTTCAGTATGGTTCTGTACTTAATCATCTTAGGTGATGACTGAAACTTTTTGTACTCTGCTTTATAGTCTCTTTTGGCTGCCATTACTTACCACATTTAGTGCATTTACTATATGGTTTACCACACTTACACTTTTTTTTGATTTTTGAATATGCCATGATTATTTTTTTTCCTTTTTTGCTTTTTTAACCTTCTTTACTGTGTCTACAGTTTCTTTAACCTCATTAACTACAGTGTTAGCAGCATTAGATACACCTTTCTTAATTTTGCGTAAAACCTTTCCGACTTTAGAAGGTGTTCTGGTTTCTTTATATTCTTTTTTGATCGCTGCTTGTTTGATTCTTCTTTCAAGATTCATGGCTTTTTCTTCGTTACCCATCTTTCTTAAGTAGGCTATTTTTTCCTTGAGTCTTTTAATTTTTTCTTCGTCCATATTTTATCTATGTTTATTTACAATTTCTTGAATTTGTGATCTTTTAATTGTTGGAACTAATGAAACTCCTGGTTGATACTTATAGACAATTTTACCGTTATTAGTAATAAAGACAGCAGGAACAGATTTAATTTTTTCTTTAAAAACATCAGGTTGATCTTCTAAATATCCGTAAACATATTTACAACCTCTTAAATCATCTAGGTTTTTTATTGAATTCCTTTCATTCCACTCTGAGTTTATTTGATAAACTACAATTTTACTAACCTTTTCACTTTTTGAAACATTACTCCTTACAGAGTTAGAGTTTAAGGGGAAGAATAGCAATAAAATGCCAAAGAATACATTTTTCATAATAAATTATTTTTTTATACTAAGTTCATATAATCTTTCTTCTATTAGATCCAACTTCTTTCCATTTTCCAATACTTGAGCACCTGTATTCATTATTTGCTCTCTTACCAACTGATCCTTTAGATCGTATTCTGATCTTGTTATTGGAGGTTTTGGAAGTTCTTTTGCTAAAGCAATATCTGCTTTTAAAGTAAAAAACACTGTAGCAAGACTAATTACAAAGCCAATTATAACCCCAATAGTTTTTAAGTCGAGTTGCACCTCTGTTGATTCACTGATTTTCTGTGCCATATTTTATTTTACCATGTTTTACAAGCCCAGTATCTTGCTTTCCATCT